CTGTTCCTGCTGCTGTTCCTGCTGCTGTTCCTGCTGCTGTTCCTGCTGCTGTTCCTGCTGCTGTTCCTGCTGCTGTTCCTGCTGCTGTTCCTGCTGCTGTTCCTGCTGCTGTTCCTGCTGCTGTTCCCGCTGCTGTTCCTGCTGCTGTTCCTGCTGAGGCATCTGCTGAATCTCGCCTACAGGGTTAGCGTTCTTTGGCTTCCTGCCGCGGCGCTTCTTCGGCGCTTCCTCCTGGGGCTGTTCTTGTTCAGGCTGCTGTTCCTGAGGGGTCTGAGGCGCTTCTTCCTGCGGGCTTTCCTGGGGCGCTTCTTCCTGCGGAGTGGGCTGTTCCTGAGGCGCTTCCTGTTGGGGTGCTTCTTCGTTCGCCTCTTCGTTCGCCTCTTCGTTGGCGTTTTTCGCAAGATCGCCAGCCGTTTTCAGTTCTTCGTCAGACAGGATGTTGTCGGGGATCGGGGCAGGTTGGATGGGCGGCACACCAGGTTTGTCATCGGCCTCCATGTTGCCGAGGACTTCCTGAGACTCTGTTTCAGCCTTATTGTGGGCCTCGTTGGCCGAGTTTTCACGGATGGTATTCAGTCTCGGCTGGAGCGCCTCATCGCGTTCCTGCTTGGTTTTATCCTCGGCTTCCTTGGCTGTCTGGGCTGCTTCAGCGGCCTTCTGTGCTTCCGCGGTGGCCTTGGCAGCTGCTTTAGCTGCGGCGACTTCACGCTTGGCATTGTTGGGGTTTGGGTCAGCCTTGTTGGCCTCCCTAGCCTTCTGGAGTGTTTCTGCCGCCTTCTTCGCTTTCGCGTCTGCCTTCTCCTTTGCGGCGTCAGCTTTTTCGCGGGCTGTCTTTGCGTCGTTGTAGGCATCGACTTTCGCTTTTGCCGCGGGGTCGGAGGTCAGCTGACCTGAGGTCAGAGCGTTGCCTGTGCGGTTGTCAGCTTCACGCTGTTCCATCTTTGCACGGGATTCGGGATCTTCGTACGCGGTAGCGACACAGCCTTTCAGGACGGCAGGCATGATAATCTGGCGGACAGCAGACCTTGCGGCGTCACGGGCGTTCTCGCGGGCATCCTTCACGCTCTTTACGTCCTGGAGGATACTCAGCAGCTTACCCATTGGGTCCTTGGTGTAACCCTTCAGCGCACGTCTGAGAGCGCTTTCACTCACTTGCAGGTCAAGTGCTGTGCACATGGTGTTGACAGAGTCCACGATCAGCTGCTTCACCAGCTTCTGGTTAGGCATCAGCTTCGGGTCCTTAGAGTCAAGAGCCTTGAAAGCATCAGACAGAGCCTGTTCGACACCGCTCAGAGCCTGGATGTCCCCCTCGGCCAGTTCAGCTTCCTGCTGGTACGGAGCGGCATTCGTCCTCGCATTGTCGAGGATGGTCTGCGTTGTCGGCGTCATCGGCTTGGAGGGCTGCTGAGGCTGTTCCTGCTCAGGCTGCTGTTCCTGCGGGGCAGGCTGTTCCTGCTTAGGCTGCTGTTCCTGCGGGGCAGGCTGTTCCTGCGGTGCTTCCTGCGGGGCAGGCTGTTCCTGCGGCGCTTCCTGAGGAGCAGGCTGGTTCTGCGGCGCTTCCTGAGGAGCAGGCTGTTCCTGCGGAGTCTGCGGAGTAGGCTGGTTCTGCGGAGTCTGCGGAGTAGGCTGGTTCTGCGGGGCTTCCTGCTGAATCTGGTTCTGCGGGGCTTCCTGCTGAGGAGTCTGCGGAGCAGGCTGGTTCTGCGGCGCTTCCTGCTGAATCTGGTTCTGCGGGGTTTCCTGCTGAGACGTGTCCTGCTTCCTTGCATGCCTGCCTGCGCCTATGACTATGTCAGACTTTGCATGTCTACCTCTGTACTCCGTGTCATCAGTGTCGTATGCGTTGTAGCGAGGATGCCTGCCCTCGTCAGCGGGTTTTGCATGTTTCCCCTGATACGTCGGGTCTGCATCAGGATTATAGCGGCGATGTCTGATGGCCTCTCCCGGTTGATGCATCCAGGCATGCTTGCCGTAGGTATATGAGTCTGCCTCATCTGCTCTGGCAGGGTTGAAGCGGCGATTACGGCTGTCATTACTGGTCGCGTTCCTGCCGAGGCGGCGATTCCTGACAGGCGCGGCGTTCTGCATCGCTTCTTTGATGATTTCTTCGTTTTCAGCGTCCTCGTCAGATTCCTCGTTCTCGTTTTCATTTTCCATGTTGCTGAGGTCAAGGCTCTGATAGACGTCTACGCCTTTGTCCCGGATATCTGCTTCCAGCTTGTTATTCACGACGATGGCCAGCGTCAACTTGGTCTCATCGTCAAGTTCCTCGTAGTTCTTGCCGTATTTGATTCGGGCCAAGGCGTTACGCATCTTGTCGGCGTAGTCGTTCTTCTCCTGGGTTCCCAACCTGATGGGAGATCCTTCTTCCTCGCTGCCGCGCTCGAGAATGGAGTCAAAGTTCCCAACAGGCTCAGATTCCAGACTAATGCGGAAACCGTCACGGAGGAAGCTATCCGTCAGTTCGGACGTCTGCCGGATGTCTTCGTTGTACTGGATTTTCTTGGTACTCTGGAGCGCCGTCGTGCCGCCACCGATAGTACTGAAGACGGTGTGGCCAGCGAAGTTCAGTTGCGTGGAGATCAGGGTGGACATAAACGTGTCGATGATGTTGTCCGCATCGAACAGTTCAGCCAGTTCGTTGATGTCGCCATGGAAGACAGCGTCTGTGATTTTCTCGAAGGCGTTCTGCATGTATTCCTGCGACACTTCACCGACAGACGCTTCGAGAGAGCCGTACAGGTGACCGAGCATGCGGTGACTAAGGTTGGCCCAGAAATTGCCAGCGCCTACCTTTGCGAACTGTTCCTTCGCAAGATCGCCGAAGAAGCCTGAAGCCAGGTCGCCGCCAGCGTTGTAGTACTTCGACAGCAGCGTAGACTCAGTCGCGGTTTCAAGGAGGCCCATTGCCAAACCGTAAGCGGCAGAACGGAAGCTATCACCACCACTGCGCTCCAGTTCCTGCCTGTAGGACGAGTCAAAGGTCCCAGGGAAGAAGGCCAGCGCAGAAGACACGCCCGCGGGGAGGCCAGCGAAGTTCAGCACCTGTCCGATCAGCATTTTCTCCGTGGAAGAGATGGCCGAACTCGTCCAGCGCACGATGGACTTCTCGCCTTCCGTGGCGTTCTCATTGATGTAGTCCTGCACTTCCAGCGTTTTGCGTTCGATCTGGTTGCGCACCTGCTCCAGTTCGTGGTCACCGATATCGACACCGCAATTAAAGATGTCGATACCCATCTCATCGGCCAGAGCGACACGCTCCCGGATATCCTGTGACCGGGCCGGATCATCTTTTTCAAGGGACACCGCCATGGCTTCGCAGGCGGCACGGTAGGCCTGCCTGGCCTGATAGGGGTTGTTCCCGTACATGCCATAGAACCGCGCCCGCATCTGATCTTCAGCACTCGTAAACAGTGTGCCAAACTGATGCAAATCCTGCCCGAATCCAACGAAGCCGGAAGCAGTGTCGTATGTGCCGATCTTAGCACCGGCCCATGCGGCTGCCCAAGGGCCGATGCCTTTAGCCATTTCGACCGCTGCACCGATGCTCTCTCCTGCTTCATCCAGGGTGGAAGCAGGCATCTGCGCCGGGTCATTCAGCTGATCCCACTTTGCCTGTGCTTTAGACCAGCGCTCCTCAGCGCTCATGGCGTACTCAGGGTACTGTGCGTAAAACTCTTCCGGCGTCAGGCCGACAGATTTGGCCAGCTTGAAATCCTGCGCGACAGAACCGCGGAAAATACCGTACACGCCGTTCGCGTCGGCTTCGGCTTCCATGTAATGCGGTTCGTTGTCGTTGTATTTGCTGTTCAGTTCGTCAATACGCTGGTAGTAGTAGTCATTACCCAAGGTGCCCGTGACGTAGTCGAAATTGTCCTTGAAGTACTTGGCGTTTTCCCCGCCGAGAAGAGTCTCTTCTTCGCCGTCCTGCACGAACAGGTTGTTCATCGCGAAGGCCATTTCATCTTGCGTCAGTTGATTGTTGTGAGCAATCTTCTCCAGTACGGTACGGGACGTAGCCAGACTATCCTGCCTGGCCTGTTCAGCGGCTTCAGCGGCGTCTCTTTCGCTCTCAACTCGTCTGGTGTCGATGCGTTTGGCGAAGGTGCGCAGCTCGTTCTTGGCGTTGTCGTTGTCCTTGTAGTACTGAGTCAGGGTCTTTCCCTGAGTCGCTGCTTCAGCGGACTGGTTGAAGAGGAGCATCGTCAGGTCGGCCTGTTCCGCAATGGTCCCGTACTGTCCGGAAACCTTCTTGATGGTCTCACCGATGTCTCCGTCAGCCCAGTCACCAGTGAAGAAGCGCCAGGTATTTGCCAATGACTCACCGATAGTCTGTGCAGGCACTGCACCGGGATCATAGGACAGACCTCCGGCGTCATTGGCGATGCCTGTGGCCCACGGCACGGCGTTGAAAATCATGTCCATCATTTCGACCTGACTCTGTGTCATGGGCTTACCTGCGAAGCCTGTGGCCAGGGCAGCTTTGATCTGGGTCTCCGTGAAGACGTTTCCCGTCTGTTCGTTCTTGTACATCCTGTCGGCCTTGAGCGGCGAGACATCACTGACACCAGCCCCGGCAACGAGACGGGCATTCTTCCCGACAAGTTTGCCAGAAAGATGCTCCGCATCGGGATTGTACGGGGTGCAATACTCGGGATTGAAGGTCGGCGTCTTCTGGTAGGGTGATGTGGGCGCTGCTTCTTCCTGGGTAGTCTCAGTTGGTGTAGGCCCCGCGGCAGGAGTCGGCTGTGTGCTCGATGTGGGAGCGGTCTTGTACACAGGCGCTGTCTCTGCCGTGTCAGCCAGGGGCTGCTGCTTGTGGGCGGCGTTCAGCGCATCCTCCGCGTTCAGTTTGCCGTCAGACAGACCATTGGCCTCGTTGTAGCGCCTCACCATGTCAGAGACGATATCTTCACGGCGATACGGCACGGAGCGGTTGATGCTGGTAGGCTTGCCGAGGAAACGCCCTTCATCCATATTCAGGAGGACTTTCCTCGCAGAGTCATCGTTCAGCCACCTGTCTACCAGTTTGCCGAAGTATTCTTCAGCGGTGGAGTCTTTCAGATCGATATCCGTGTAGGTCTTGTTCCTGACCCACTTGTTCAAGCTTTCGTAGGCCTTCTCTGCTTTCGCCGTGTCGTCTTCCGCGTCCCAGAGAGCCTTCCACGTCTTGTATTCCTCGGAATCCAAACCTGCCGTGATGGCAGACTCGCGCATGGCCTTCAGATCTTCGTAGGTGAAATTATCCTTACCAAACAGCCTGCGGGCATCGTGATTGGTGCAGCCGCTGTCATAAGGCATGAAATCAGGGCTGAGGGGGTCGCGCTTCGCTCTCTGCGTGGCCGTGGACTGGTCACCGACACCACGACCCATGGCATCCCAAACCGCCGCCTTGAAATCGTCTACATCGTCATTCCCGGCATTGCGGGCCTTCCAGATCACGCCTTTCACCGTGTCGCTGGAATAGCCGATGGCACGATTCAGGCCGACGATGTTGTCACGGGTTCTCCGGCTCTCGTCGATTTTGTAGAGAGTCGGATATTCCTTCTCCATGTTGGAGAACTTCGCCATGATCTCGCTGTCCGACAGGCCCAGCTTGGCCCAGTAGGTCAGCTTCGACTTCATGTCGGCCCACTCTTTTTCAGCCTTCTGGGTGGTCTTCTCGTCCTGCTGGAGGAGATGAATGTCGTAAGCGATTTCCTGCGAGTTCTTGGCACGGTTTCCCGGCGTCTTCAGCGACCCGGAAGCCGTATTGATCTCGTTGTACAAGCCGTACTGTGCAGTCATCTGGTCAAGCCAGCCCTGCGTGACTACCTCAGGCACTTCAATGCCATACTTGCGGAGATAGTCGTAGACCTTATAGTTGGATGCGCCTCTGTAGACGTCATAGTACTGCGAAGAGGGATCACTATACGCCGCGTCCAGCTTGGTGTAGTAGTCATCCCGCTCCTTGCCGCTATAGTTATTCCAGATGTACGCCTCCATACCCGACGCGGTGGTGACATCGGGGCGTACGGTGCGGAAATCGGTATCCTGCCTGATGCTGACGTTGGAGGAGGACGGAGACCCGATGGAGAACGTACCCTGGCTAACCCCGGGGCGAGTAGTCCGTGTCTGCGTTTGGATCTGGGTCTGCGGTTTAGTCTGCTGAACCGTCCGTACAGACTCAGTCTGCGTCGGCTGCTGAACCGTCGCAGACTGAGCAGCCGCGGCACGACGCCTGCGGTCTTCGTCAGTCTCCATACGAATTGATACTACTGCCATGCACTCGCTCCTTACTTCTTAATGCTGACCCTACTAATAAGATTAGACGGGACTGCGGAGGTGGTCTTCTTCTTCGTCTGCTTGCCATTACCAGTCGTAAACACTACACTGTTGCCCCTCGGCGAAACCTCGAGGATGTTCTGGCCTGTACCATAATCACGCGGCGTAGACGGAACAGCCGGAATGGAGGAAACACCGCCACCGGAGTATCCACCACCTCCATAGCCGCCGCCAGAGGAAGCCTTGCCTGCGAGCTTGCCTGCGGCCTTCTCGCGGTTGAGCGCCAGCTGTTCGTTGAACTGCCGCTGATCTTCGAGAAGCTTCTCCCGGTTGAGCGCCAGGTTCTCGTTGAACTGACGCTGAGACTCAGCAGCTGCCTCTCTGTCAAGGGCCAGCTTGAGGTTGAACTGGTTCTGATTCTGGGACATCTGTTCACGCTGTAGCGTCTGGCCAGCTTCGAACTGTTGCTGTGCCTGCTGTCTCGCCGCTTCCTGCTGGAACGCTTCATAAAGCTGAAGCTGTGTGGCGTTGTTGTTCTGATCAGCTGCCAGCTGACGTTCGTAATCCTGCTGTTCCAGTTTGTCCATGTTCGCCAGGACATTCGCTTGGAACTGGGCGTTCGCCGCGGACTGGTTCTCGCCAAGTTCCTGCGCGAGAAGTGCTCTCTGCGCGGCGATAGTGTTCTCCGTGTCGGTGCGGTTCTGCTGAATCTTCGCTTCAGCTTCCGCACCTCTGGAGGCCAGGTTAGCTATCGTGGCGTTGTTGTAGGTACTCCTTTGCATGCCTCTCTGGAGGGCCAGCCTGTCCTGCTGGGAGATGGCAGCCGCGGTATTCTGCCGCTGGGCATCGACCTGCCTCTGCGTCGAGGTGGCCAGTCCTGCCAGCTGATTCTGAAGCGCCAGGTCGGAGCGGTTGTAGGACTGCTGTGCCGACCGCATCGCCTGATCCAGCTGGTTTCTGTAGAGGTTTTCAGACTGACTCCGGCGCTCCTCCTCAGAGCGCGGAGTATATGACATCTTTGTCAGAGCCGCGGCAAGTTCTTCGATACTCCGCGCCCCTGTGTAAGCACTGGGCATGTTTACCCTCCTTCTTCTTTAAAGTGTTATTTAATTCAAAATTTCGCCGCAGGATGTCGGCAACGATTACCACGGAAGATACAGCCTTCGAACACAAAGTCGTGATAAATACAATCCGGGCAACGATTGTGTTTGCAGAAACGCCTATACTTCCATTTCGCAATCAGCTTTCTGAGCATCGTATCATCCGCTCCGGTAATTATTATCAGTTTCCTGCAAGTTCATTGTACAGGTCAATCGCGTCCGCCTCTTCCAGAGCGGAATCATATACGCGCACATCCTCCACTACAATCGCGGTCTTGTACTGCACTTCCGTCCCTTCAGCATTGTACCGGGCGCCGATGATCAGGGGCAGGTCAAATGCGTCCTCCGGGTCGAGCGCATACACCAGCGTACTGTTGTACAGCTTGTCCGTGCTGTTGACGAACGCCGTGTAGTTGCTTCCGGATTTCACGATCACGACTACGTTTTCGCTTCCGTCGTGATGCTCATACGCATTATTCCCTGCGTCCGGCACATTGAATGCGCCTTTCCCCACAAGGACATTCGCGCCCCACTCCGAGTAATACCTAAACAGGATTCCGGTCCAGATGCCGTCCTTCGAACAGCAGAAAATGTTATACGGCAGTCCATTCGGACAGTTTGGCACACCGCTCCATTTCACAGCGACAGTCCAGTCCGCATCAACATCCTCAAACAGCTTCACCTTTGTGTTGATATAGTTGGTTCCGTTTAGGGTTCTTGGCGCTGCGAGCTTGTACAGCAGCGTTCCGTATTCGTCATGATCGTCTTCGTCTCCGCCGCCTCCGCCGCCGGAATGCTTATCCAGATCCATCTTGCCCAGCTTTTCGACCACCAGCTTCCCGATGGCTTTATATCCCCAGCAGCTGTAATGTAGCGCCCCGTACTGGTTTTCCCCGGTCTGTCCGCTCAGGTATTCACACAGTAGCGGTGCGTTCTTCTTGATCACGTCCGTCGTTGTCCATCCGCTAGTATCAATGGATTCATAGGGAATACCAGCCATTGCGTACCCCCGGAACGGTAGCTCGTCCATCAGGCAGATCACATGGCAGAATCCCTTTTCGTCTGTGAATTCCGTCTTGATTGTCTCTAGATCCGTCCCGCTCAGCTCCCGACTGATAATGATCAGGTAGTCGTCGTATTCCCCGTATTCGATCATAGCCGAAATTTTCTGCGCGTAATCCATCACCCCGGAGAAACCGCCGTTTGCACCGACCCAGAAGATCGCGACGCCATTCCGGTAATATCTCATGGCATAGGTTTCCAGCTGCGTGTTTGCTGGCACGGTAACGGCGTCCCCGTCCTCCAGACGCTTGAAGTAATAGTCATATGACCCTTCATTACTCAGCGGACTGCTTCCTATTTCCCGGTAAAAGATCCCTTCCACACCTGCTATCATGCAGGGATTAATGCCAGCGGATTCCACTTCCTTGTTCGGCTTCACCATCGCGCCGCTCGCGGTGGTGAAGCCGGTTCCGGCTGTCAGGTTGTAGATCTGTGTCACGGTGCCTACCTTGACAGGTGTGCTTTTGCTGGCCGGAATTGTAAATCCAGATTGGAACACAATCGGGTCTGCGCCCTGCCGGCTCATGATCGTAATCAAGTCCTCGCTCCGAGCTCCCAGATTGACCACATCATAGCTTTTCCCGACCCATTCCGGGTATCCGAATGCCATATAGGCATTATGCCCGTCCGGCGGCATAATCCACGCGCCCACGCCCTCCGTCAAGCTGTCCCCCCAGCAGTAGATCGTCGGTTTCCCTCCGCCGATGTCTTCTGGAATAACCCCTTCCGCCAGATCACTGGCGGGGATGCCCGTCTCCGGTTTCGTGTAGAATCCCGAAACATCAGGAATAACCCCTTCCGCCAGATCACTGGCAGGGATGCCCGTCTCCGGTTTCGTGTAGAATCCCGAAACATCAGGAATAACCCCTTCTGCCAGATCACTGGTGGGGATGCCCGTCTCCGGTTTCGTGTAGAATCCCGAAACGTCAGGAATATCCTCCTCTGCCGCGATACCCAGATCGTCCAGCGATTTGTTCCCACTCAGCGTGACGCCATTGATCTGCGGCTTATTGCTCAGGGCGTTATAGTTTGTCGTTCCTCCACCTCCGCCGCTGCCATCTGCGATGGTTTCCAGCGCGGCCGCGATCCGTTCCGCTTTATTCCCTTCCAAAATAGATACTCCCATGTTATGCTCCCTCCTTATGCCGCATCAGCGTAGGTCGTAGTGGTTTCCAGCGTATCCGTATTAGTCACGATTGTCAGGCTTTCGCCCGTGGCCAGTGTTCGCACCTCTGTGATCGTGGATGTTGCAAAGGTAAACACATCCGTCCGAACTACCGTGCTGTTTCTGACGTGCGTAATCCGCTGGACATTGCCGGAGCTGTCGAAAACAATCGTCTGCACCGTGCCGGGTATGTTCTCTTCCAGCAGTGTTAAAGTGCTTTGTAAAGAAGATACCTCTCCGCTGAGGGCCGAGTAATCATCTGGAATACTGTCCAGCACCTCCTGCGCTTTGTCTCTAGCAGCTTCGGCATCGTTCTTCGCCTCGATGACTTCTTCCACCCAACTCATCTCAGGCGGGACGGGTCCTTCGTCATCAATGATGGAATCCTCAATGGAGCACGGAATAACACGGCTCTTGGCCACCATGCCTGTATCAGAGTCAACAGCCCTGACCTCCAGATAACCCACGCCGATCACGCCACATTCCCAAGCCCGGACAGTCCACGTCAGAATGCCATCTTCAAAGGAGGAGAGGACAGGCAGAACCTGTACCTCTCCGGGGCGCTTAAACAAGCAGTGATAATGCGCGTCGGGGTGGACAGTAATCCAGTCAGACACGTCCATTTTGATGTCGGTGGCGAGGTTTTCACCGCGCTGACCTATTTTAAGAGATACGATCTTATCAATCTTGGTAGGTGTTTTCTGAATTACCATCCAGACGCTCCCTCCTTTACTTTCTCCCGGCTACAAAGCTATTGTAAGCGAATCCGTGATAAGCCTTGTGTTATTCCTCACAGCAGTAGTGTGCTGTTTCAGCTTCGCCGGGTTGGGGTTGTGTTCAACCCACTTCATCCCCACCATCGTCCTCAATGGTGTAAAGCACTTGTCCGTCCTCGACATGTGCCGCATCGGCAAGGCCCTCACCCACGATGTATGCCACCACGCCAGCACCAGCCATGATGAGAGCGGTGACCTGAGAAGCGACATGCTCTGTCGCACCGAAGGCGATGACAAGCATCGTCACAAAGTTCGCCACAGCTGCCCAGAACTTCCGGGAGGTCAGCTTCTGTTTCCAGTCCATACCAATTACCTCGCTTTCAAATCTCGCACATCGTGCTGGAGTTCTGTCACGGCACCTTCCAGCACGAAGGTGCGTTCAACTACCTTGTTATGTCTATCGACCTTCTGCTCCAGCTGGCTCAAGCGGTACTCGATGAGCGCCGCACTCTTGCGATTCGCCAGATACACGCCTGCCAGTGACAGAAGGCCTGTTATGACTGCGGAGCCAAGCCCCACGATGATTTCAGCCGTCATGCCTGTTCCTCCTTTCTCAGGAACTTGGACATAACCCACCCTTCACACTGGTAGCTGATCTTTGACCAACCGTCACGGTTCTCCAGAACTGTCACCGGGTCACCCTCACGAACGATCCCGGTTTTACTACCGTTGGGGACAGACCTGACGTTCAGAGATCCGTCATTCGGAACATCGACTGTGCATCGGCCCTGCAATGGAATCACCTCCGCAGTTACGTTATCGTCAAATGTAGCCAGCTTCCACAGGCCGTAGTGTGACCACTCCGACAGCTTGGACTCCACCACGCCGTTGTAAGTGTTCTTCGCCTCGATCACTTTACCGTCGCCGATATACACGCCGACATGGTAGTAATCGTTGCCGTTCCTCAGTTTGAACACGAAGGCACCGACAGGGGGGTCACCCTGGATCATGCCTTTTCGGCTGAGTTCGCCCTTCCAGATAGAGTTCGAACCGTGCGGAATGGTCAGCCCCAGCTGCCGGGCGATCCAGACAAGAAGGCCAGAGCAGTCACAGACTTTGCGACCGATCCACTTCCATCCGTACTTCCGCGCCAGCTGATAGTTATCGTTGGTGGTTTTCTCGATCTGGGCCTGACTCGCCTGAGTCCAGCTACACCCGCTTGTGCCCCAGATGTACCCCCAGTGATCTTGCAGGGGCTGGTGTGCCAGTTGCGCTATCTGTTTCCCGCTTACCATAATCCACCTCCGGAAAGAATTCGTTCGCTGAGTTTTCACATCGAGGACAGATCTGTCTGCCTTCCGGGATGATCTCTCCACAGACTATGCACCTGTTTGCCGTTGCCATGTTTTCACACCTCCAGATGCCGAACCGATCTCGCTCCACACCGTGTTCGGATAGATATTGGCCGGGTCCAGTGTATCCTTCAGCTGAATCACAATGCCAACCGGGACGATCAGGTCTAAGACCTCTTCACCATAGGCCCGGAACGGCCAGTCTGCGCGTACTTCGAAGCCGTCCTCAGTGCTGGGCTGACCCACAGCCACCCCGCCGCCATCGTCGCGGAAATGAAGCCACATCGTTGCCGCGGCGACCACCACGGTGCGGGTGGTGCTGTTGCTCATCGTGTCGGTGGCAGTCACAGTAAACCTGTACGAATGCCCCGCCGTCATACCGAGGACGCTCTCTACGGTCTTCACGCCGTTCTGGAGAACCAGTGTCCCGAAGTTCGGAAGGTCAGTGCAGGTCACCGTGATAAGGACATTATTGTCCCCATCAAGATCTGAATAGGCTGCGCTGACCTGCGTGGAGATGTACGCTCCATCATCGTCAGCATTGCCGCTCTGATCGCATCGGAAGATATTCACAGACTCCAGCACGGGTCGGCTGTAGGGCCTGACATCTATCGTTACGGAGTGAACAGTATGCAGCCCGCGTTCATCCGTCAGCGTAACCTGGAATGTCTGCTGGCCTGCCTGAGGGATGACGGACAGCGAAGCCGCCGTGGTCGGAGAGGAAGAGTCTGACACGAAGCCGCTGGGCCAATCTGCTCTCACAATGCCTGTGCGGTACTTGCCCGGCGGCACGGTGGTGTCCGTGTCCAGCGTGACGGTCAGTTCCGCGCCGCTGATTCCAGCGATGTAGCCATGAGTCAGCGTATGCCCGTGCATGTTGTGAGCGCAGGACAGCGTGAATGCCGGGGCTACGCTCTGGGGGGCGCGGATAGTGATTTGAGATGTAGTCTCACCAATCAGGGTTTCATCCTTCAGCGTCCGGCATGTCACCGTTCCGACCCCGCTGGAAGATGTCGGGATTGTCTCCAGGAACTCCCATGGTAGCGTCAGGTAGGCTTGAGCCGCTCCCCGGGCCATGTCAAGGTTCGTTCGCTTCGAACCGAAATCAATGATGATGGCATGCCACAGTTCCGACAGCTTTGCATTTGCCACCGTTATCAGTGTCTGCCCTGCCACATCTGCCGCCGTTGCGGACACCGCACTGGGGGCGTATGTGGTGTCGTCGCTCTCATATGTCACCGAGACAGTGGCATAGTCGAAGGCGTAGTACGGGCCAACAGCACACCTGAATGTGAGGGTGAAGGACCCGGAAGCGCCGGAGAACGAGGAGGACACGTCGAGCGACTGGCTGCCGTTGCCTCTGTTGCCCGCGCTGGGATACTGAGCAATCGTGCCACGGGAAGAGCCTGTGCCGCTGCCCGTCCAGGTCAAGGTGGCCCGGATGTTGCGGACGTTCGTCCCGGACAGGGAGTAGCTGCGCGATACTGGGACATCCTGCCCGGGATACGCTGTCAGGTTACCGAGACTAAACGATGCTGTTTTACTCGCCATTCGCTACCACCGCCCCTACTCTGACAAACCCATACCCGCCGTAGCAGCGGTATGCCCGGACGTGGATGTTGTCTTCTGTTCCGAGATAGAGATTCTGAGTGACACGCAGCTCCGGGATCTCCGTCTCAGTCTCCGTGATCTTGATAACATCGGCTTCACCCTTCTTGATGTGGTAGCCGTTGTTGTCGGTCACGGTTTTGTATTCGCTGTCGGACTTACCTATCGTCAGGCCGTCTGTCCCGAAGGTAAGCCATGTCTCCACATTGGCGCTAGTACCCTCTACTGTCTGGACACGGGTTTCTAGGCCATCAATGCCCAATTGAAGAGATGCCTGTACGCCGCCTACCGCCGTATCCACATCTGTTTTCTGGGCATAAAGCTTAAGAGTACTGTCCGTGAGGTTTCGCTCAATGCCTGTTTGAATTTGGCCTGTCGCGTCCTCGCTCAGGTCTGCGAACTCAATCGACCCGGCGGCAATCTCACGGGCTGTGATTGCGCCAGCCTCAATCTTTTCGGCTGTCACAGCGCCAGCGGCGATGTTGTCTGCCGTGATGGCGTTCTTCTTCACTCTGTCACCGCCCAGCTTCATGGAGAAGAGGCGGTCAAAGAGTTCCATCAGTTCGTTGTGGTAGCGCTTAAATGCGGGACTCGCATTGGCCGGGAGAGTCGGTGGTTGGTATTGGTAGCCATAAACATTCTGGTTTATTTCAGCCATCTGTACCACCTCAATCTGGATCCAATTCCATATCGATTTTTATGCCGCCAACCAGTTTGAAAGGTACAATCGTCCTGCTGGACAGAATCAGCTTGAAGAACCTGCCTTGCACATTGATGGCAATCTTGGTGGCCTTTCCGGGCTTCACCGTCAGCATCTTGGTCTTCAGCTTCTTGTCCGTCTGGATGCCCAGAACCAAGTTAAACGGTGTCGCGGCCTCAGCGAGGAAGTACACCGTGAATGCCGACTTCACGCTGGATTTCACGCCCAAGTCCTGCATGCCGGATTCCCAGTACACAGGAAGAGCGTGTCCTTCATCGCAAAGTTCGAATATTTTGCCTGGCGCCTTGGCACTGGTGTAGAAAATCTTATCCTCCACCGCCAGAAAACTCCGAACGAAAATGCCAGTCCTCAGGGTGAACGTTCCTTCTCTGGAGTCATAGGCCAGCAGGGCGTTGTTCACCGTGCTGCCGTCAATTGGCAGGGCGAGAAGGTAGGTTCTGTCGGACATCACAGCGCAGGCCGTAGCGTTCGCAACGTCGTGGTTCACACGATTGAAGATGCGGACAACGTTGTCCTGCAGGAACTCGCCTGACTGAGCACCGTCATAGCGTACAATGCCCGTGTAGCCCAGCATGAAGGCATAAGAACCTGAGACAGCTACACTGGCCGGGATCACTGTGCCGGGTCCGAACTGTTCACGGATGACGAATTCACCGGGGTCAGTGCCGATGATCTTCCAGATGGCGTTCCGCTTGAAGGCAAGCAGCTGCGAACCGTACTGGGCCAGACCGAGGAAGCTGTCTCCATCCCAGGACGGGAGGAGAACCGCGCCAGCGTTGTCAGCAGGGTTGTCCGGGTCGCGCTGAGTGCTCCAGTCGAACGGATCATACGGGCAGGAATACCACAGCGTGTCAGGGGCGTTTGCGATGCCTGTGCCCCAGATGCGTTCGTTGTGCCGGGAGATAATGCTGAACTTATCCGGCGTAGGTACTTCCACCAGCCAGCCCATCGTACCGTAAAGACAGTACATGCCGTCCGTGCCGTTGCTGAAGAGGAAGATGTCGATAGGATCACCTGTACCCTCGTCCTGGATGATGGATGTTTCGTAGGTCACGAAGCTGTTGTAGTCAGTGGAAAGCGTCAGCGTCTCAGCTGCTTGGAAGTAGATACTCCCGATATTAGCTCTCGGAATGAAGGCTGTGGAAAGGTCGTAATCGTCTTCCTCTGCAGGCTCTTCCCCACCTTCACCGGGATAAGGATCATCAGGTACTTCGCCGCCCTCGCCGGAGTCACCGGAGTCGCCGGAGTCGCCGGAATCAACCGGGTCCTCTGTGGCGGCGGGTTCAGTCAGGTCGTCAGGGTCGGTCGGATCTGTCGTTGTCGTGTCGGTCGGATCAGTCGGGGCGGCTGGCTCTTCTTCCACACCCTGGGGGTCAGTAGGGTCTGTTGCAGGAGGCTCTTCAGCAGCCAAATAGCCCATCTTCAGAGCGATCCAGGGGTCATCGCCTTTGAGGGTCTTGGCATACACATGCCCCCCTGCGAAAGCGATCAGGAGGTCTCTGTTTTCATCGGTAAAGCCGCCGTAACGGCGCGAAAGACAGGCCAGCGTTCCGATAGGAGGGCCGGGCTGAGTCGCGTCAGGCGCAGGGCCATTGAGCAGGAACTTGCCAAGCTGGAACGGCTTAAACTGGCCGTTGTGCACGTCCACGTTTTCCATCTCCGTGGCATACCGCAAATCCTTGTTGTAGCCGTCACCTGTCTGATCGATTCCAGCAAAGACAGGAATCTGGACAGTAGTCGAATACGCAGGCATGTTTCACCTCCTCACGGACGGTAGTTGTAAAACTGCGGCGGGTCCTTGGAGAAGGTCATTTCCCCGGTCTCAGAATTGACCGTAACCTTCCCAGCAAGGTCTTTGCACTTACTGAGGCAGGCCCGGAAGTTCTCCAGAAACATCAGGCCGCGCTGCTGCTTCTGCGGGTTGCCATTACGGTAAAGCATGTATGTCGCATAGTCGCAGATAGGCAGATGAGTCCACTCAGGCACACCCGGCTCGACGTTGTTGTCCACGCCCTCCACGAGGGTCCGGTAGGCCTCAATCTGGTTCAGGTGCATACCTGTGATGGCCTCCAGCACCTGGTCATAGCCATCGTTGACGTAGGCATCCACATGAGGCGCGTAGTCCTCGTAGTCATCCCAGTCAGCGTTGTACTGGAAAATGGCCCTCTGCATCATGGCTTCAAAGGTCATGTGCCACCACCGCCTTAAAGGTTCGTATGATATTCGGTATGAGAATCCGTCTCGCCACGACGACTGGCGACGGTATACCGACCGGAATGAACGAGGGCTTCAAACGCCCAGATCGGGATCTCCACGCGCTGTCCGCGCTGGATGATCAGGGGATGATTGTTATTCTTGCCTTCACACTGCACGACCTCGGTCTGGTCAACCGTACCGGGCTTCTCCTCGTCGAGAAGCGGCAGGGTGACGTAGGTCATACGGTCTTCAGGGGCGATATTGGTTTCAGTCTTTGCAGTTGCCATACACTTACCTCCAAAAAATAGAGGGGGCCAGGGAACTATCCCCAGCCCCCGTCGGATTACGCGCTCACGGCGTGTTCGATACGGACACCGAATGCATCCTGCAGGATGTGGTAGCCAACACCCTTGATCTTGTAGGCAATCGTGCCCCTCTGATCATAGGGGTCGTCCGAGCCAGAAGAACCGAGCGGCTTGATGATGACGCGGACGTTGTGGCCCGTGCCGTCGAGGCTGATACCGCCGCAGAAGTCCTGGCCGTAAATCACGGTGGCGCGGATGTTCACGCCAGAGGGACCTTCCTCTTCCTGAGTGATCTTGGTGGTGTCTGCGGTAGGAGCAGTAGCCAGAGCCCAGCGCAGATGGAGTTCACCGGCATTGGCAGCACCGGCCTTTGCCCACTCAATGAAAGCAGGCTCATTGCCGATCTTCACAAGACGGGCACCGAGGGAACGGGCTTCATACTCGTTCAGGGCTTCCTTGACGTAGACGGTCTTGGTAGTTGCATCATAGCCATGGACGGTCAGCTCAGTCAGGCCAGTGTCCGCGGTGGAAGACGCATAAACGAGATAATCGTCCTCGTTCTCATAGGTCTTGCCGATGGTGGTCTCGAAGAACTTCACACCAGCGATGATGCCGATCTCGTTCTTGGCAATCATGGACTTGTCCTGATACTTGGCAGGATCAATCCACATCGGGTCCTGCATCAGGTCATACTTGGTGTCAGGATCGATATTGGCGTGATAGTAGCCGTCGGAAAACTTCGGGGCGAGGTTCTTCTCGAGGGTACGCACCGCCTTGCGGACGAGGTCGTAGGTCAGCTTGTCGCTCGCGGTGAGCGCCGCGCGGGAAGCACGGCCACCAGCGTACATGACGTTCGTGCCTGCGCACTTGGCGTCACGAGCCAGGATGTTGATGGACTCACGAGCCTGGCGGCTCAGGAGTTCATTGATTTCCCGGTGCATGTTGTCGATGTTGTACAGGTCGAGTTCGTCGGTGTACTCGACATGCTCACCATAGGGCTTCATGGTGATCCACATGTCGGTCTGCCTGAGCTTCTGGCCCTTCTTGGTCACACCTTCCTCGAGAGGACGGGTGCTGGGCTTGAAGGGGACCATACGCCGGAACTGTACCTTACGGCCATTGCCCTTGGGCAGCGGCCTCATCTGGATGTCCATGCCCCAGGTCAGGTCGGCCTTCACATTCCTGAGCAGTCGCCGCTCATGGTAGCCAATAACCTCACTGGTGGCTATGTCTTTGTCGTAGGAATAGTTCATATTCTCGTAAGCCATATTCTCATCTCCTCATGTCGAATACTGCCCCCTGTTCCAGTCTGCGATCCAGTTCGTCGAACTGTTCGTCTGTCAGGTCGGCAATGCCGCGGTGATGATAGCCGGACCCATTAGCCGCTTTGACAACCGGGGGAGTCCCCTTGCGCTGCTGGGGCTGCCCCCGCATCTCCTCCGCGAGACCGTAGAAGTCGATCTCCCGGCTCAGAATGCGGTTCTGCACCGTCTTGTCGCTGTTGTAAAGCGCCATCATGTCCGTGCCTGTCAGCCGCTTGATGGTTTCGGCCTGCTTCAGGAGTTCATCTGCATAGGTGTTGGCATCGTTCTGCTCCCGCGAAACGAAGCGCCCCTGAGCGTCTCTGGGCTGGGCTTCCGGCTTGCTTTCAGCATTCCCCTGCGCCTGAGGAACGCCACGCTCGGCACGAATAACCCTCTCAGCAAATGCTTCGCTGATGTTCTCCTGCTTGGCCAGTTCCCGGGCCTGTTCCTTAATCTCGTATTCTTCGAGTTTCTGGATACGGGCCTGATACTCAGCCTTCTCGGCCTGCCACGCTGCTTCAGCCTCGGTCTTGCCGCGGCTGTAGCCTTTGCGCTCACTGTCGAGAAGCCTGCCTTTGATCCCGCCGTTCTCCTTGCGCTGGGTCGGCTCCTGGGACACGGAGGAATCCGTATCCTCCCCGGCCTGGCTGAGGAAGTCGGAAATCGGGGTCGCGGTTTCCTGGATGCCATCTTCTTCGTGAGCCTGTACAGCGTCGTCCTGCACGCTCTCATCGAAGCTTTCGACCGATGCGTTATCTGCCATAACGTTCCTCCTTGGGTTTATATAATCCGGCAGAGCCGGGTTACATCATCGTTTCGTCAGGGGTGTCAGGGGCATTGCCTCCGAGGGAAGTCAGCGCCTCATCCGATCCGGGAGTCGAGGACACAAGGTTGGAGTACCCGTCCAGCGTCTCGTTGAGCGAATCGACCTGCTGCTGGAGCTGCTGATTCTGCTGGGCCAGCGCGTTCATCTGCTGGGTGATCGCGTCGTTCTCCTCAAGGACAGGGAGAATCTTCTCTTTGCCGTCCACGTTGAGAAGTTTGAACAGCGCCTTCAGCGGGAAAATCTGCTGTGCCTGCGCAGCCATCGTGTAGGCCTGGATGAACAGGTCATTTTGAGCCTGCACCGCCGCGGGGTTCTGCCGCAGGATTTCAATCCTGACGGTGTAGGGCGGCGGCTCAAGCCGGGAATGCTTCTTCTCCGGCCTCATGAGGTACTTGCTGGAGAGATGCACCGGGACAACCTGTCCCAGGTCATCGCTTATCATGGCCACCCTGTCCTCGTTGTAGAACTGGGCTGCCAGCCAGAGAACCTGTTCCACGATTTTTTTGAATCCATCAGACAGCACCTGAGTGCGGAGACGGGTGATCTTGGAACCGGCGTTCTGGAGAAGCTGGATAGCGCTGGCGGCGTCAACACCGCCCGTGACCTCGCCGCGGGTGAACTGCGACTGACCGCTGTCCATCTTCATGTCGTTCTGGAACTGGAGCATCTGTTGGGTTGTCACACCGTTGAAGGGCTTGCTCTCCATCCAGCGGACGGCGTCCTCGTCGATCTGGTCCCCCTCAATGACGTTGCGGGAGAAGTCGGCCAGCTGCTGAAGGTTGATCCCGGATCCGCGGCGGGCCAGCAGACGCAGTTTGGAGGAGGCGGCGATATTGATGTCCATGTAATGCGCGTAGCGGTTGATGTAGCGCATCATGTTCGCCAGTTCGTGCACCTGGCCCTCGCCGACCATGCAGCCCTCGATCTCCGAGAAAACGTCGAAGACGAACGGGTATTCCCCATGGGCATAGACGTCACGGTAGACCTCGAGGAGCGCCCCGCCTGCGAGGTACGCCACATTGATGGTGTAGCGCTTCTCTTCAGCGCTGTAGCGCCTGTACCAGTACTCGCACAGGAGCGCCTTGCCCTCTGCCTCGTCCGCACTCAGCCCGAAGGTTGTCTCCTCCATGGCCACGTTGTTGTGTTCCTGCGAGTCATCGGCGATGTACATCGCCTGCTCCGGGAAATGCTCGGTGTACCAGCTGAGCGGATGCCACGACAGCTTAAAGATGCCGCGGGCGCTCTGGACATCCGACGCCACCGGGTCCCAGACCACGGACTCAATCGGGAAGCGGGAGATGCTGATGTTGCCCTTGCCGTAATCCATCTCCTGATCCCACATGACCTGGGTCACAGCGGTCCCGGTGATGTGGAAATCCTGAGAACGCCTGCGTTGGAACTCGCGAACGTGGTTCAGTTCCATGACGTACTTCACGACATTGTTCATGTCGTTGACGAGGTCGTGCATATCCTCACGCTGGGGGATCAGCATCGCCTCAGGCGTGTTATCGACCTGATCGGCGATACAGTTGTTCAGCGTGGACTTCAGGGTCTGCAGCTGAAGCATCTTCTCCGATTCAGGCGTTCCCTTGGGGTCCTGCTTCGGGTCCTTCAAGCGGTAGATCAGGCGGCACTCCCGGGCGTCCTCGTGGAACGGGGCGCAATCCTTCTCCCACAGGTCGAGCCTGGTGTAGGCCTCCCTGAGGAGTTCCCTGTCCTCGTCGGACAGTTCCTGCTCACCTGTGAAGAGGGCTGGGTCAGCCGCGCCGCGGAGAGGACTCTTTTTCTTCTGCGGTCGCCGCTTGTCAGGCTCCCGCGTCGGTGCGGGTCCGTTGTTAGTTCTGATAGCCACGGTAGACATCATCCTCCTCTCCGTCTTCGTCATAAGGTGTCCTGAGCCGGGTGTGATAGCGTTTCACTGGCTCAGTTGCCATCGGATATGCCATGCACATATACCGAACAGCGTCGTAGCAGTGATCCTCGGCGTCCGTGTCAATGTCCTCGACCTTTGTCAGGCTGTACGGCAGGGCCGGAAGCGTACGGATCACGTTGTCACAGGTGCGGAAGAAGTACATCTTCGGAATGCCACGCTCGTCGAAGCGCAGCCGCTCATGCACCTGCATCAGACCGTTCAAGCGGTTGTTGTCGCCCTTGCGGAATATGCATCCCGACCTGAAGTTGTCGGCCTCCCGCATCTGGTCGGCGACCGAGGGGCCTCTGGAGCGGTCGAAGATGGCCGGGTCAGCGATGCGGTCAATGTGCAGATTGTTCTTCCGCTCGTACTGCTCCCTCTGGGCAAGGCCCTGGGCAATCTCCGTCGGCGTGATGCACTGCCCGATGTTCGGCGTCCCGTTCCAGCCGTACCACTCGCGGTAGCAGTACAGGATTCCAGCCTCGTCCATGGCCCACCACAGCACAGCGAACGGCCTGGAGTAACCGTGGTCGAAAGACATGTACCGCCGCCAGTGGAGCGGGATGTCGAACGGCTCAATGACGTGCGTGTTCTTCCTGTCGAGGTAGTGCTCCTTGTCATCGCGCCATTCAGTGAAGACCTGGCCCTCGAATGCGTCCCAATGCCCGTAGAGCAGGCTGTTCCTCAGGGCCTCAGGCTTGCGCTCCAGCTCGAAGATGTAATCATCCGTGATGTACGGGTTGTCCGTGGCCAGGGCGGGGATGTACTGCTTGGTGTAGATCCTTTTCCGGCCACTGACCTTCGACACTTCTTCGGCCCGGATGAGCGAACCGTAGGGACCCGCGTCAACGAAGTAGGCCTTCACCCAGCCGTGCCCGATGTTGCCAGGGTTGGAGGCACACCTGACTATCGGCTGGACTCCGAGTGATTTCGCCGCGCGGAGACGTGTCTTCAGGAAGGTGTAAATCTCGATCTCGAAGCTGGTCAGTTCGTCGATGTACAGCCACTGGATTTCCGCGCCAGCGTAGTTGTACATATCGCCGACACTCGCGCAGTGCCGGAAATGGATCACTGATCCGTTGATCAGCTTGAAATCATGGGCAGTGACGTTGTAGCTGCCGAGTTCCTTCGGGTAGCTGGCCTTGGCCTCCTTGACCAGCGTGTCCTCCAGTTCAGAGTAGGTTCGTCGGAAGCAGTAGGCATGGGTGTTCGGGTAGGTCAGGCACCGTGACAGCGCGTCCATGACGATGGCCTTGGACTTGCCGCCGCCAGCTGCTCCTCCGTACAGCACCTCGTTGGCCGTGGTGGAGTGGAAAAGTATCTGCTTGGGAGTCGGGGTATACGGGATCTCAATCGTGACACCCACGTCAGGTCACCTGGCCTTCAGCCGGGATAACCGCGTCGGATCCGTCGGTGACCGCCTCAGGCATGCCCGGTTTGGGCATGTTCATCGAGAAATTGACCGTGATGGTGTTGTCGCTTTCCCGCTGCTCTGCCTGGTCGATCATGCTGAGTATCCTGCCTGCGGCGTTCTGCACGACCCAAGGATTGTCTGAGTCGAGCTGCTCTGTCAGCTTCGTAGCGGCCTTCACGGAAGCCTTCCTGAGCACCTGCATGGTTCTGTCGGAGATGATCTTCTGCACCTCGTCACGATTCATCACGGTGGTGACCGTTTTGACCGAGAGGCCGAGCGCCGCCGCGGCGTCCTTGTAGGTCATTCCTTCGTTCACGATCAGGTCAACGACCTTCATGTGCCGCATGCTGAGAGGTTTTCGCCTGTCTGCCTCATAACGCCCCGTACTGCCCACCTCCTTGTGCTTATGCCCACCTTCGCTGAGCGGCTGGTCACCGCATCGCCCGAGCGCGGCATCGGCGGAGTTGTAGACCGATGCCGCGCCGGAGGCGTGATGGCAGTCCCGCAAAACCATTGTAAAACCCCACGCCTGCTTAGTTAACAGAACTGGCGTGGGGCTTTTCTTGTTTGCACAGTAAAGGTGGTCGAGTTCACAGCTAGGGTGTCTTCTTCCGGGGTATCCCCCCGGGGGCAGTTCTTCTGTGCTTTGGCTGTTTCGTTTTTAAGACGATTACTGTTGCAAATGTCCAACGAGCGACATAGCGATCCCGGACGGATCAGTGTGTCGGGTGGTTCAGGTATATACATAGGCCCGAGGAAATCTCGGGAGTCTCGCCGGGGCGGCTAGCCCCCCGGGGCGGCCGCCCTGGCGGCGTCGGCAGGCCGTGACCATGCATGCCATGGTCACGGCAGGGCCGGGAAGCCTTGCAAGACAAGTCTTCCGCGGCAACGTACCACACAAAATACCACACAAGGCGGGTGGGGGCATAGCAGATCGCCGCCAAAAGTAAGACGGCCAGTCTCATTTGGGACACTTGTCCTAGGGGAGGGGAAGAAAAAGTGCATGACTTGAGGCAGAAAAGAAAGTTTTCGAAAAAATACCAAAAATCAACAAAAGCGTACCAAAATCAGTACAATGTCATTGTCACCTGTTAGTCACTCTACTTACTCACTCTACTTACTCACTCTACTTACTCCCCGTGAAACTTGACAACGACATACCCGATCAATGAAACGCCAAGCGCCTTCCGTCCATCCTGCCAAGTATGACCCGCAAAAGTACTTGGGAAAGAAAGACGCATCGAAGACGCGCCTACTAGGCGCGGGAAAGCGTTCAAACAATCGTGCATATGCCCATAGCGGCGCACGAAAACAAGCGACTGCCCATAGGCGGCAGGGGAAGACGGTTATACATCCATCCCCTTTTCAAGGCCCATGAAGAGGCCCATGAAAAGAAAGAGAGGAAAACAAAAATGTATAGCATCGAAACAATCCGCAAGGCTACTTCAAATCTTCGCAATCTCATTAACCGTTACAGGACGATGAAGCCCGCGGACATCAAGATGTGCATAAGCGCGGGGAACAAGAAAATTGGCCGCGTGATGAATGTTTCCATTGCGCCCATTATCACATGCAAAAATTGCAAAGAGTGTCGCTTCTTCTGTTATGACATCAAAGCCGTGATGGCTTATCCATCCTGCCTTGATGCGCGGGCAAGGAATACGGCCATCCTCATGATGGACAGGGAGGGCTTCTTCGCCCGCATCGATGAGAAAATCTCCCGTTCCCGTCGGACGAATAAATTCTTCCGTTGGCATGTATCGGGAGACATGATCGACGGAGACTATCTTGACCGCATGGTCAAGATTGCCAATAGACATTCTGACTGGACATTTTGGACATATACCAAAATGTACAGCCTAGTGAATAGCTACGTCGACGAACACGGCGGAAACAAGGACGCTGCCATTCCCGCCAACTTGCACATCATGTTCAGTAAATGGGACGGCATGCCCATGAATAATCCGCATGGTTTCCCCGTCTTCGCTTGCCAAATGCCTGAGGGACAGGGAAAAGACCCGGACCCCGCGACGTACATTAAGCACCGTTGCCCCGGAAACTGCGACACCTGCATCCAAGGAAAACGCGGGTGTGTAGTCGGCGAGTCAAGTTTCGCCGGACTCCATTAAGCAAGGCCTGCCATAGGCCTTGAAAAGGGGATGTATAAAAATCTAAACCCCTTAGAAAAGAGGATTTCACAATGCAAAAGGCAACGTCAAAAAGCACATCCATAAACAAGGGCAAGCTTCCTGCCATTTATGGCAAGCTGGACAAGCTGGTTGCCCCTGACACGTACATCCTAGACTACGGGTGTGGACGGTTCACGGGCCACCTGCATGCATGGGCAACGGCACATGACTGCATCCTGTTGCCCTACGACCCCTTCAACCAGGACGACAGCACCAACATGGAAAGCTGGAAAACCGCGCTGGCTGTATCCGCGGAAGGCGGGCGACTCGTTGCCATCTGTAGCAACGTCCTGAACGTCATCGACGACGATGACGCCATGGAAACCGTACCGCAAAACATCTCCCGCCTTTCCTGCCCTGCATACTTCACTGTATATGAAGGGAATAGGACAGGCATAGGACGATACACAGGGCCTGACAGCTACCAACGGAACGACATCTTGAAAAACTATCTGCCCGCGGTCAGGAAACACTTTTCCACCTGCTTCACCAAACGCGGAATGCTGGTCTGTTGGTGAACACCTTCACACCTTCTGAAACAGGGCATGCATGCCGTGCCCTGTACAGAGGGCGGGGACGCTCTCGAAGAAAGGATGGATGAGAAATGTTCGAACTTGAAAACCTGAAGGATGTCTACATGAGGATGGTGGACGTGATGCCTTGCGGCCGGGCAGGTGCTGGCCGGGTATGGTGGGACGCTGACTCAAACGAAGTTCTCACGGAGGACGACGTCATGGAAGGCTACGACGCCGACAGCGAATGGAGAACCCCGGATGAGTACATGTGCGACTTCCTTGACGCGGTGGCGAAGGGCCGCAACGATTGCTACACCTTCGACGAAGTAGAAGACATGCTCAACAAAAAACTGGAAGAGGAGGCTTGGCTGAACGAGGACGACGAAGAAGACGGCAACTGACTCACACCTTCTGACACATGGCATGCATGCCGTGCCATGTACAGAGGGCGGGAAACGCTCTCAAAGAAAGGGGATATCACTATGGCACGGAAAATGTATTGGGTGCGGTATCACGAGTTCGCCAATAACTACGAACTGGCATGGACGGACAATGAGGTCGACCGCATAACAGCCCGAGAACAGGGATTTGACCACATCACCCGGAAAAATGCCACCACGCTGGCCCGCCAAGAACGAGAGAGGGCCGTGTATGACGCCGCTTTCAGCGGCTACGCTGATGACCACATCTGGCCCTTCCGGTACTGCAGGAACATGGACTTTATCGATGTCCACTGCCGGGACAAGGCCTATATCGTCGAGGCCTGACACCGCCTTCACACCTTCTGAAACAGGGCATACACGCTGTGCCCTGTACAGAGGGCGGGAAACGCTCTCAAGAAAGGGGATTTGATCATGAGTTTTACAAAGGACAAGAAGACCTTCCAAGCCGCTGTGTGTGAACTGATGGCCGCATGCGGCCGGGACGGTTGCGTGGAGGGCTGGATCTCGCTCGACACGGGCGAGATCGTGACCCGGAAAGACCTCGTAGATCACTATAACGCCGGGGCGGACGACGTGGAAGAGGGGGAGACTCTCGACCAGTACATCGACGCCGTGACTGCAGAATTCTGCTATACCGGGGTCTTGTCCCTCGGTGGGGCACTCGACATGCTGGCACACTGGGACGATGACCTCATCCCGGACGATGACGACTCGATCTGATGACTGCTCCTCCTGCCTCAGGGGCGGGGTATCCCGGCCTTGCACAGGACGTGCGGCCCGACTATACTACTCACTGACCGACATAACGAAAGGACGGTACACCATGACTGACATTCGATTCGACTTCATCCCCTCCCCCTCTGACATCGACGGCAGGCCTGCTTACAATGCCATGTACTATGATCACGACGGCCTGTATATCCGCTGCCTTGTAACCATTCCGCGGGATCTGGCCGACGAAACCGCCATAGAGGAATACGGCTACATGGCCCTCAAAGAGATCATGGCCGACAGGCTGGAAGACTATTCCATCGGCCTGGACACCGTTTCCTGGTGGTGGAATGATGCCAGTGAGGCCCACCTGACACAGGCCGCGTGGGCTCCGGCTGACGTCGCCGTGTACCTGGAAGATGACGGCGAAGTGGTGATGGACGGGCGTGTATTCCACTTCGACGGCAGGGAGGGCTGACCTATGGCCCTGACATACAGGCAGCTCCGGCATCTTATGGGGTATAGTGTAATGGACGTGGCTAAATCCGGGTTCATGAACTATACCACCTACCGACAAATCGACAACGGGACAAGCAAGCCCGAGAACGTGACGATGAAATCCTTCCTCCAGATTTGCGACGCCTACAACATCCACCCCGCGGACGGGCTGGAAATGCTCTACGACGTCCCTCCGAAGAATGAAGACTGAAAAGGACCCGGCGCAATGCCGGGTCCTTTTTGTTGTCACTGTGCTCCCATGACGTCTGCTATGCTGGCCTTCACGGCCTGAAGCAGGGCATTCTGCCCGTCGTCTTTCCCTGCCAAAACAGCCATGACACGCTCGTCTACCGTGCCTTTGGCAATCAGGTGATGGATGATCACGGGCTGGGTCTGGCCGCGCCTGTGCAGCCGGGCACAGGCTTGCTGGTACTTCTCCAGTGACCATGTCAAAGAATACCAGACGATGGTGTGCCCGCCTGCCTGCAGATTCAGGCCGTGCCCGGCACTGTCCGGGTGGGCAAGCAGGATGGGGATATTGCCCTGATTCCACCGCTCCACCTGTTCCGCGCCTGTCAGCTTTTCCGCCTGCGGCAGGGCCTCCATGATGCGGCTGGCTTCATGCCGGAAGGCGTAGAAGATGAGTACCGGAGATGTCGCCGTATCGACTATTTCCTTCAGGGCGATCAGCTTGCCGTCGTGGACGGTTTGGGTGCCCGAAGGCGAGTATATCTCACCTGAGGCCAACTGAAGCAGCTTGTTGCACAGGACAGCGGCGTTTGCGGCTGTGATCTCCTCGTCTCCGAGTTCAACCACCAGGTCACGGGCGAACCGCTTGTAGGCGCTCCAGGCCGACGGAGTGAGTTCCACCGGGACTGTGCGGTCGATCCTATCAGGCAGCTTGATGTAATCGCTGGCCTGCATGGAGACTGTCATGTCCCTGATTTTGCCGTAGATTTCGCCGTCTGCGCCCGGTCTGAGGGCGTAGTGGTATATTATCCCGGTCTGGGGGTTATAGCTGTCAGGGACGAAATATGCCTGCTTAAAACGCGTCAGTGATCTGCCGAAGCGCTGGCCCTCGTCAAGCATGGTGATCTGTGCCCACAGATCAATCAGGCTGTTCGGGGCGGGTGTACCTGTCAGTCCGATCATCCGGGTGATCTGCTTCCGGGCCTTCCACAGGGCTTTCCACCGTGCCGTGCTGGCGGCTTTAAAGCTGGACAGTTCGTCAATGACGACGGTGTCGAATGGCCAAGTCTTCCGGGCTATCTGATAGTCCACCAGCCATTTGACGTTCTCCCGATTGATGACGTACAGGTCAGCGTCAGCCTGCAGGGCCTTCTCCCGGGCGCGGGCATCCCCAAGGATTTTGACACACCTGAGGTGGGCCGTATGGTCCCACTTCGCCGCTTCCTCTGCCCACACGGTGCGGGCGACATTCAGCGGGGCTATGATCAGGATTTTTTCGGCATCTCCGAGTGTCAGGAGATCGGCCAGGGCAGTCAGGGTGATGATTGTCTTACCCAAGCCCATGGGCAACAGAACAGCTGCCTGCGGGTGATCTTCGATGAACCGGGTGGCGTAGGTTTGATAAGGGGACGGAGTGTACCTCACGGAATCCTCACCTCTCGTTGGCTGGCCATCTGGGCGCGTCGCCGTGCGATGCGCTCCCGCATGTCGGCCATGAAAGCGTCTACGTCCTCATCGCCGTACAGGATATACACCTCCTGCCCCAGTGCCCTTAAGCGCTTATGCACTGATCGCTGAATACGGGACACGCGCCCGCCAACCTTTTTCATCTCTACCCAAGCCAAGATACCATACGGGAGAATTACCAACCTGTCGGGGACGCCGTTGATGCTGGGAAGAATCTTCAAACAGATTCCACCATTCACCTCGACAATATTTTTTAACCTCAATTCGCTCACTTTTTCAAGCATTTTTATCTACTCCATTTCAAGTTATTCTCATTACGGGGCATACTTTCAACAATCACGGCCAGAAAATCCTTATTTCACAACGGTTTTACCACGATTTTACGGGGCATACGGGGCATTCTCTATAGTATATATTATTTATATATTATTATTTATTCTCACCGAAGGTGTAATAAGGTGGGTACAGCGATGCCCCGTATGCCCCGTAAAAGTCTCGAAAGCCTTGGGAAACCTCACTTTTTTCTACGGGGCATGGCGGGTCATACGGGGCATAAATACGACTTTTTCAAAAAACTGCTCCGCCGCCGCCTCTCTCAGGCAGGCTTTCCTGAGAAATTCGCCGCGTATCTGCATCACTGCTGTTGCAAACATACAACATCTTTGACCTTCTCTGACAAAAGCACTGCCGCACAAATACAACAGCCCTTCCGAAAGTACCTCAAAATTTGAACAACTAGGCTGTGCATTTTCTGAGCGCTTCTTCCTGATCAAACATCCTCGTCCATACCGTAGTCACCGCCCCGGTCGAGCAGTTTCACGCCCATCCAAACCGATCTTTGGGTGTTGGTGAGATCGCGCTTAAGGCCACGCTCTTCCATGGCGTTGAAGAAATTGACGTTTCGGCCACAATGGAAGCCGTTGTTCCCGCACCACTGCTTATAGGCGTTGAAGAGATCAGACCCAAGGAGACGTGCGCTGGCGTCGCGCAGGTACAGGCAATCCGTCATGAACATGCGGTACTTGTCCTGACTGTCCAGATAGGCGCTGGACTCCGTTTCCACGGTGTAGGACTTATTGAGCAGGCAATGGTTCTGGTAGTATCGCACTGCCCCTTCTATCATCCACTGGAGGATCTGAGGGCCTTCTCCCTCGATGAGTTCATTCATCAGGTTAGGATTGACTTGGCTTGGCGGGACAGTCGCCTTGAAGGGAACGATGGCTATTCTGCGTTTCACGCCATCATCCAGGGCATCCAGTCGGGGCAGGTGGTTGGTGTGCATGACGAGCGTGTGCGTCGGCGTGAAGACAATCGGCTTTTCGAATTTGATATTGGCATGGACTCTGTCGCGACTGGTCAAAGCTTTGAATGTGCCTGAGGAAAGCTTGTCTGTGGGATCGAGTTCTGACATGATGGCCAGCCTTCTGCCGAGCAGCGCCTCAATGCCGTACCGTTCCCCGCCGCCTTTATCCAGGACGACTTCCTTCCTGATCGGCGTGGCGTAGTCTCCGAGAAGCTGTGAAACGACGTTGAACATGGTGCTCTTGCCGTTTCGGCCGGGGCCGTAGACAATGACCATTCCCTCCGACATGACCTCTCCAATGCAGGCCATTCCGAGAACTTCCTGGATGTACCTGATCGTGTCGGCATCGTGGCACGTCCAGTACTCCATGCAGTCCAACCATTTCTTCGGCACACCGGGTGCTGGCGTGACGGTGGTGATGTGGGTGCAGTAGTGATCGGCGAACTGGTGCGGGTGCTGTGCATCACGCTCCTGCAGCTCACCCGTACGCAGGTTCACGATGCCGCCGGGGGTGTTCAACTCCCAGGGATTCCGATCGAGCATGGCCAGATCGGGAAGGGGCAGCTTCTTCTTGAGGAGGTTTTCCACGCCGGATATCTTCCCCGAACTGCACCGCCGGATGGCCTTGTCCAGCTTGGCCCGTGCGGCCTTCTTTCCAGCCGGGTCCATGGCAAGGCTGGCTTCCTGCTGGAGGCTGTACTTCTCTTCGTTGTAGTAGGCTTCCTGACATCTCCGTGCTTCCACCGAACTGTCCGGCTTCCACCGCTGGCCGTTCCAGTATAGCCAGTCCAAGGACGGGGAATACATGAGCACATCACGGTACCTGTCGGCGATGCGCTGGGCAACGTTCAGATCTGAGGAGT